ATTGTTCCTGTTGACTGCTTTTAAGGGCTTGCAGTTCTGATTTAATTCGTTTAAGCTCAACATCCTCAGGCTTACTATTAAGAATAATATCAGCGATAGCATCATGTGTTAACCCCGCTTCAGCCAATACTGTCAATGGATCGCTTTTGATGCGATTTTGCCATTCAGATTGGGATTTAGAAAGTTGTTCTTGAATAGACTTTTGTTGCTCTTGCAACTGACGTGCCTGAGCTCTTAAAGCCTTTTCTTTTCTGGCTAATTGTGCAAATCTTTCAGAAGAAGGATCTGGCTGTTTAGTTTGTTCCTGCTGTTGTTCTACAGCTGGCTGTTGTTCTGTTTGTTGTGGTGCTTGTCCCTGTATTGGGTTATTAGCTTCGTTTGACATTATTCACTCCTAGGTTTGTGGAATCAAAGGTGACGTAGGTAGCGGCTCGGGATTGGCTAGTTGCTGTGCAGGACCGGCTGGTGCTGCTGGCATAGGCGGCTGAGCTGCTTGCTGTAAAGCTATACACTGAGCATTAAACGTTCTTAACATCTCAGATCTATCTTCTTCTAGCTTTGTAGGCATATACAAATTGTAATATTGATTACTTAACTGAATAGCTAAGTTTAAATCCATAAACGGGTCCGGCGGAGTGTAATCGCCGTCTTCAATAATTTTATCTAAAACGTATAAAATGCGCTCTTCACCGCTATTAGCAAGCTTTTCTTCTTGCTCTAAATCAGGGAAGTCTAACATGCGGCGTCCTTCTTTAATATCAACCATACCGCTTTGAATCATTTCAATAATCTTTTGCATACGTCCAGCCGGATCTCTTGGTAAGCTAGAAGCGTCAAAGCATTGTATAATATAGGTGTCTTCAAGAAGATCGGCGTCAGGAAGATTTACTTCTCTTGTTCCGTTTTTGTTGGGATAAACGGTCGTATATTTTCCATCCCGTTCGGCAATATCTTTTGCCAAGTCAATAACTTGATATGCAAGCTCGACGTAGAAGTTATCATATCTTTTTGAAAGGGTTGCGAAACGATCTGATTGTAAATCGTCATACTCTCGGAGGGCTGCACCAGAATCAAGTCCAGCAGGCTTTTTACTGGCAGCACTGAGCGCGGAGATCCCGCTTTGTTGGTAAGCATAGTCAACAAGTCTTTGTAATTGTGCATAAACTTCCGCAGGCACGCAAGGTGCCACTTCGTAAACAGGCTTGGTTCCTCTATAAGTGACAATTGAACCTACATCATTATTAAGCTGAGCCTTTACAACTTTTGACCCGTCTTCGACAAATACTCTAGGAACGCCGACAAGGTTGATAGAACGGCTGATTGTCATCAACAATTTATTAATTTCCACTTGCGTGCCCATAAGCTGTTCAGCTAAAGATTGCCCAAAAAATCCTAATAGGCGTTGACTGTAATGCACAAATACAAATGGAAACTTTTGTTTATTATATTCTTCATCTAACAGGCAAACGTTTGTGCAGGCGATTATATGCTTGCCGTCATCAGCGTCTGGACCGCTTGGAAGATGCCAGCCTTCAATGACCATAACTTGATCTGAAGCTGTGCGAGCGCTGTCTCCGGCAGTATCTGGGAAAGCTTGCTCTGTTCTTAAAATGTCATTTTTCTTGTCAGGGAACATTTCTATAAGCACTTCCCTATCAACAAGTTTTAATTGATACATTTGACGCGGGTCGCCGTAAAGACTGTCATTTGGATCGACAAGAAGCTCTGTAAAGAGTACGCGTTCAATTTGAACTTTAGTGTCTTGTCCTTCAAAAATCTTTAAGCATCCGGTTCCTAGCACAGCAGCATCTCTCAACGCAGCTGTGCCAGCATCATAAGCTTTTGTACGATAAAACTCACCCATAACAAATTGATTTAGCTTTTTAGCTAAATTACGGGCTTTGTAGTCTCCGTTGTCTGTAAGAAATACAGGACGGGGACGTGATTGGGTTATTCGGCTCACCAGCGTGTCCACGCAAGATTGTACCACATTCATGGTAGGACGGTCTAACGGTAATTGATTGTTTTGACTTAAACGATTTAAACTAGTACCAGCCATGCCAAATAAAGGCATGTTAGCATACAAACGAGAATAAATGGAAGCTTGTCTATATCTAAATTGTAATTGCTCTTTTAGAAAAGCAGCTGTCTCAACAAGCTTTGCTCCTCGCATAGCTTTAGTTTCTTCTTTCCACCATTTGTAAGATCCATTAGAATCTTGCTTGGCTTTGGTGCGAACGGATACAACTTCTCTGTCACTTGCATTTCTAGGTGTAATTTTAGCCATAATTAGATGCCGTTACCAGCAGACCACATAAGAATATCCTCATCTGTGTACTGAGGTTCTTCGCTAGCTGCTGTTTGTTCTGTAATTTTTGTTTTTTGCTTAGGTGCTATATGAGCTTCGATAGCTATGCTAACGCCGTCAACAGTAATGTTTTTCACATTATATTTATGACATAGCTTCATTAACTTTTCAAGCTCTTTTAAATTCATTATTTTTTCATCATTCCATGCATACGGCGTCGTGCCATAATTGTTTCAAGTCTTTTCTTTGGATTAGGTTTCATTTCATCATGAGGACCTTCTTCAACTTCAACGTCTGGATCAAATTCTACGTGATGATTAGATTCCATTTCTCCATAAGGATCTGCTAAAAATTCATCGCTGTGCCACATATTGCCCATGGGTTCATTTTCAAGCTCGTCTTCATAATCTGGGCGCATTTCATGGTCACTTACTTCTTCGTCTTCAACTTCCCCACCATGAGCGTATCCCAAAAGAGAGTGTTTAAATTTTTCAGCATCTTCTTCAGAAATAGGAGTTGGATGCGCTTCTACTGGTTTTTTCTCTTCATGATGTTTTTTGGATTCTTCATAGGCTTCTTTAAGATTGTGTACACCTTTATCTATCACATCTCCAAGTCTTTCTTTAGGTTTTGGGACTATTTGGCCGCCTTCTGCGTAGCATCCGTGGGAACAATGCACTGGTCCGCCGTGGGCACAATTAATCATCCCGCCCTTGGCCTTGTGTTGTGCTTTACGTCTAACAGCATAAGCAATCGCTACAGCTTGTTTTTGAGGCTTACCGTGTTTCATTTCAGTTTTAATGTTTTCTTTAAAGCTTTTTTCCGATTTACCGTGTTTTAGTGGCATTTTAATTCCTTATTGCTATAAAATAGCTTAAACCATCAAATTTGCTTATATAAACACGATTACCATTCGAAGTTATTGTTTTTATTGTCTTCTTCCTGATTCTTAAAAAACTCTTCAGCTTCTGCTTCCATTCTAGCAGTTTCTTCTAATTCCCATTCTTTTGACCCGTAAACAGGCTTTACTCTCTCAGGCACATGGGAATACGCGTAACTTTCCCTCCAGGCGTATAACACAGCCTCGCAGATATCTGAATGGAACCTGCGGCTTATAATTTTTTTATCTGGCGTGCTTCTATCCAAATCCCATTCCACTCTCATACAGTCCATAGCAAATACAGAATTTCTACCTGCTTTAAGCTTTCCTGTTCTAAGGCAATCGTTCATAAGTTCTATGTATTCAACTTTACGTATTTTTTCTGCAGGTTGTACTGCAATTCTATAGCGCCGGGTAAGTTCCTCGGAGATCTTTTTACCCAATCCTCCTGTGTCAACTACAATCTTTGTAATGTCATATTGCATCTTAAGTGTTTCAATTTGTTGAACTAATTCGGTAATACCTTGATGTTTTGTAATAACTTCTTCAACTAAATAAGTATTAGGAGACTTATCCGACCAAGCCAGCACACAAAGAGCATCCGCGTCGTTATATCCTAAGTCCACTCCTAATATGTAATTCCATTCGCCTTGTGGCAATTCTTCAAAATCGTTAATAGAAGAATCATAATGATACACTAATGAATCATTGTCAAGTACCCATTTACCAAACCACTCTCTTTGAATAGAAGGATGATCCGCGCTAACACCTCGACGCTTTAGTTCTTCTTCAAATACCTTTTGATGCGACATGCCAGACTTTTCAGATATGTTAGGATTATCCCAAAAAGCCCAATTATGAAGCGACCAGTTGGAAG